GCGCCCAGGCGCTCGCAGCGCAGAAGGTGTGGGCGACGACCAGCGCAGCTGCCGCTCAGCAGCGCGCCTTGATTGCGCTGTCGGCCAGCATTTCGGGGTCGAGTCGCGCCGCTGTTCTGGGCTACAGCGCCATGGCAACTGCGGCTCGCACAGCCAGTGCGGCCATGGCACTGGTGGGCGGCCCAATCGGTCTGGCTTCCCTTGCATTGACGGCAGGGGCAGTGGCCTGGGCAGGGTGGGGTAGCGCAACCGAGGGATCGATCAAGTCCATCAATGCTGCCAGCCGCTCACTTAAGGAGCTGGAGGAGGATTTTTCCAAGCTGACCTCCACGCAGCAGCGCGGTATGGTCCTATCTCTGAAAAAGGAAATAGGAGAGCAGGAGGATGCAGTTAAGGAATCGATAGCGTCGATCCGAAAGGAAATACAAACACTGTTCCTGCAGGGCGGCATGGTCGGAGCGGGCGCTCCTATCGAGGAGTTCGCCGCCTCGTTCAATGAAATCATGCGTTCGTCGGTAAGTGCCGCTGAGAAATCTGATCTTCTGGCGGGGGCGCTAGGCCGGCTCCAAGGGGCTGTTCCCGATAAGGTCATCAAGGCGCTACAGGAAATCATTCAGAAACTCGCCGAGTCTGGCGAGAATGTGGACGATCTCAAGGCGACACTTGCTAGCCTCATCGATAAGTCCAAAGACCTTTCACTGGTGTCCGATGCCTTCAAGGGTATGGCGGAAGCTGATTTCAGCAAGCTCATCACCGGGTTGAATGAGACGCTCGATGTCATCGGCATGACCGCTCAGCAGGCCGAGGAGTACCGCGCCAAGTTGCAGGGCGCCACTAATGATCAAGCGGCGCTCGCGGGCGTGCTGGCCGGTATGGCGGAGGCCGCCAAACGGCTCGAAAAGGCAACGGCGGATAAGGATTCGAAAGCCGCGCAGGGTGCACGCAGCCTGCTGGCGGAGCTTGCCGCCCAGGAGGTGCAGCTGATCGCGAACACCGAACGAGCTGCCGAGTTTGCTCGCTTGATGGCGCTTGGAGTGGACCCTCTATGGGCGGCCTACTCTGCGGCTGAGCATGGCGAGAAAAAGAGGGAGGAGGCTGAGGGGCGCGCCGCTGCTCGATTGAAAGCGCTTCAGGACAACATCGCAAAGAATACGGCGCCGACGAAGAAAGGCGCGGGCGCAAAGAAGGAGGACGAGGGCAAAAAGTTGATCCAGCAAATGAAGGAGAGGCTGGAGCTTATCGGCAAAGAAACCGAGTACGAAAAATTGCTCGCCAATATTTCTTCAGGCGCAATCAAGTTTCAGATCGGGGGCCAGCGAGAGCAGGCCTTAGGGCTGGCAAAGGTCATTGATCAGAAGCAGCGCGAGATCGATCTGGAGAAAACGCTCAAAGATTTGAGGCAGGAGCAAGGTGTCACTCAGCGCCAATTCATGCGCGAGATCGAAGCGTTCGGCAAAGGCGACTGGGCCAACGGTGTTGTCGCTGCTCTGTCAACGGTGGAGGAGCGATATCGCCAGATTATCCGAGATCGACAAAATTCAGCGCATGGTCTGACCGATGATGAGCTGAAGGCTATTCAGCAGTCGCTGCATGAAGAGTTGATCATGGTGCGCGACCACTACGCCCAGCTAAAGCAACTGCAGGGCAACTGGCGATTGGGCGCCAGTAGCGCATTGGAAAACTATGCAGATCAGGCCGCAAACCTGTTTGAGTCGGTTGGAGGCCTGGTTTCCAATGTTTTCAAGGGAATGGAGGATTCCCTGGTTCAGTTTGTCCGCACGGGTAAGTTGGACTTTGCCAGTCTGGCGGACAGCATCATTGCTGACATGGCTCGCATCATGATTCAGCAGAGCATCACAGGGCCGCTTGCTGGAGCCATCGGGAATTTGTTTAACCCGATGAGTGGCATCAGTGCCGGGCCAGGCTTCTCAATGGGAAGTCTCGGTGGCGGCGCGGGCGCCACTTTTGGTTCGCTGATACCGATGTCGTCGGGAGGGTACACCGGAGACGGCGGCAGGTACGAGCCAGCTGGCATCGTTCACAAAGGCGAAGGGGTTCTGAATCAGGATGAGATCCGCGCCTTGGGAGGGGAGGCCGGCTTCTACGATTTGCGACGGGCGCTGCGAGGGCCAGGACATTCGCTTGGCGGGCTAGGGGGCAGGCCGTCCCTGCCGCAATCATCCTCTACCGCTGCGGCCGCGCAAATGCCGAACGTTACGGTAAACGTTCATGGCGCATCTGAGCGCCCTCGGGAGGTAAAGACGAGCATGGGAGGGCAGGGCTTGCAGATAGATGTGTTTCTTGGCCGTGTAAAACGGGAAATTGCAGGCGATATTCGCGCTGGGCGTGGCGATGTTGATGCTGCTATCAAAGAACGTTATGGACTGACTAAGGCTTGGTGATATGACGCTTCCAGTTTGGCCTGGCCCCGACTTGCTTGTCGATGGGTTCAGCAGATCGCCGGCGGATCCGGCAGCAAGAACCAAGATGGATTCTGGCAGAACCCGTGTGCGCAGGCGCCACCGAGTTTTCCCAGTCAGCCTGCAGGGGACATTCCTATTGCGGGACGCAGAGTATCGCGTGTGCGTGCAGTTCATGGAGGACACCCTAAACGGCTGGTCTTCGCCGTTCTTGCTGACCATTCGAGATCGAAAGGGGGTACGACAGTCCCGAGTGCAGTTTGCAGCGCCGCCAGCGGAGGCGCTGCAGAGCAAGCTGGGGATTTGGCAGTTAGATGTGCAGCTCGAAACCCTCAATATTTACTGACCCGGCCTAGCCGGGTTTTTTTATGGACGAACGAAATGTCACTTGAGCTTGCGCTGCAGGAGGCGTACGCGTCAGCGCGTCAGGACGTGGTGATTTTTGACACGCTGGAGCTGCGCCATCCTGATTTCGTGGATGACAGCGGATTGCCTACGGCGGTCCGGGTGGTGATCGGTTGGGAAGATATTCAGGCCCGCCTGGAGCCCGAGGCCCCCATGGACCCCGGTGCGTGGGTGAAATTCATCGCGGGGGCATTTGAATTTGCGTTGCCGGGGTTTGAGGAAAACCAGATCCCGCAACTGAAAATCTCGCTCGATGGCGTGAGCCGCGAGGTTGTGCAGCATATCGAGGCCGCCATGCGGCGTCCGCTGCCGATCGAGATCACCTACCGGCCCTACCTGTCGACAGACCTGAGCAAGCCGCAGATGAGCCCGCCGCTGCACATGACGTTGGCGAGCGTGCGCGTGGATGCGTTTCAGGTGTCTGGAGTGGCTACGCTGACCGACGTGCACAACTGGCCATTCCCGTCCCAGAAATACACCGCCTCGCGGTTTCCGGGGCTGGTGCGATGACGGCCGATCAAGTGGTGCCGTATCTAGGGCTGCGCTGGGAGGCCGGCGCACGCGGGCCGGATGCGTTCGATTGCTGGGGATTGTTGCTGGCGGTGCGCGCTGCGCATTTCGGCGGCGGCATTCCGGACACCGCACTGGGCGACGCGGCCCGCGAGCTGTACGCCGAGAAGATGCGGTCGGGCCGTTGGGAGGTCGTGCCCTCGCCTGCGCATGGCGACGGCGTACTGATGCGCGAAGGCGATCAGCCTCATGTGGGCATCTATCTGAATATTGATGGCGGCGGCATTTTGCACTGCGAGCAGGGGCGAGGTGTCGTGTTTACGGATGTGCGCAGCTTGCGCGTGATGGGCTATGTCCCGAAGTGGTATCGAATCCATGGCTAAAGTCGTCGTTTGCCGAAATCCGTTTCGGCCCCAAGCTGAGCGCGATCTCGTGACCGTGCGCGCCGGCACGCGCATCGACACCATGCTGCGCCAGCAATCCCTGGTGAAGGGCCGTGCTGGCCGCCTGCAGCGCATGTCCACATTCATTGTCCAGGTCAACGGTTCGTATCTGCTGGCCGACCAGTGGGCTCGCCGCATCCGCAATGAGGATGTGGTGGTTGTTTCGCTGCTGCCAGGCGATGGTGGCGGCGGCTCGAACCCGCTGAAAATGGTGCTGCAGGTCGCGCTCATTGCTGCGGCTGTGTACACAGGTGGCTTGGCTGCTGCCGCCTGGGGCGCAACTGCAGGGGCGTTGGCATCTGCGGGCGTCATGCTCGCGGGCACTTTGTTGCTGAATCTGGCGTTCCCGCCGCCCAAGCCCAACGTGATGCAGGCTCGCGAGCAAGCCAGCCCGACGCATACGTTGTCTGCCCAGGGCAACATGGCGCGCCTGCAAGAGGCGATTCCTGTGCTGTACGGTCGGCACATGATTTTCCCGGATTTCGCTGCGCAGCCCTATACAGAAACGGACTCCAACAATACCTACCTGTACCAGCTGTTCTGCGTGGGTCAAGGTGAACTCGATATCGAGCGCATCCGGATCGAGGAAACGCGTATCGAGAACTTTGCCGAGGTCAGCTGGGAGGTCGTGCGCCCTGGCGGCCTGGTGACACTGTTCCCCGACAACGTCGTTACTTCCAGCATCGTCCAAGGCCTGGAGCTCAAAGGCTCGAACGAAGACGGCGCCGGCTGGATGGGGCCGTACGTGACCAATCCCGCAGGCACCCGTGCCAACGTAATCGGCATTGATATTTCGCTGCCTCAGGGCCTGTATTACGCGAACGACGAAGGCGGGCTGGACGGTGCGACGGTCAGCTGGCGCATCGAGGCGCGGCCCATCAATGACGCGGGCGCACCTGCTGGCGAGTGGACGCTGCTGGGTGAGGAGCACTGGGGAGAAGCCACTGCGACACCGCAGATCAAGTCGTTCCGGTATGGCGTGCCTGATGGGCGGTTCGAAGTGCGTGCGATGCGTGTAGGCACCAAAAATCTGGACCAGCGCTGCGCGAACACGGTGTCTTGGGCGGGTTTGCGTGCGTACCTGCCGTCCACACAGTCCTATGGAAATGTGACGCTGCTGGCCGTGGCCATGCGCGCGACGAACAACCTGAACCAGTCCACCAGCCGCCGCATCAACGTCATCGCCACGCGCAAACTGCCTGTCTGGGATCCGGTCGCAGGCTGGTCGCCGGATGTGCGCGCCACGCGCAATCCCGCCTGGGCGCTGGCCGACATGCTGCGCAGCCGCGTTTATGGGCGGGGCATGCTCGATACCGCCTACAACCTGCGGGAGCTGTATCGCCTCGCTCAGGTCTGGGAGCAGCGGCGCGACTACTACGACGACGTGATCGACACGACCATGACCCTGTGGGATGCGCTCTCGCGGGCGGCGCGGGTGGGTCGTGCCGTGCCCATGTATTACGCCGGCCTGATTGACTTCGTGCGTAACGAGCCGCGCTCGATCCCGCGTGCGATGTTCACACCGGACAATATTGTGGATGGCTCGTTCAGCATCAACTATTCGTTCATCGAGCACGACAGCCCCGACCATGTGGTGATCGAGTACGTGGACAGCGAAACGTGGCAGCCCGCTGAGGTGGCGTGTGTGCTGCCAGGCGGCACGCAGGAGCGCCCTGCTCGCGTCCAGTTGCCCGGCGTGTCCAATCGCGACCAGGCCTGGCGCGAGGGGATGAGCATGGCGGCGGCAAACCGCGACCAGCGCATCGTGCCATCGCTGCAGACAGAGCTGGACGGCCACATCCCGAACTTCCTGGATCTGGTGACCGTGGTGCACGACACCCCCAAGTGGGGGCTGTCGGGATTCGTCACCGCGTGGGATCCCGCAACACGCCGCC